CCATTTAAATTCAGACCAGCGTTTAAGTCTGTGGTGTCTGTTTCATTAAAGATTAAAATGGGATTTGTTCTGTTAAGAGTTGCCACCCCATCCACAGTCAGCCCATCGCTGGTCAAAGTCCCAGAGATGTCTACCCCTGTGTTCGTCGTCGCCAGCTTCTGGGCGGTGTTAAAATAAAGACCGACCTCAGCACCAACCGTAGCCTTAATTAAATAATTATTAGAATTATCTAAAAATTGAATAATGTTTCCGTTGGTTTTTATGCGGAACTCACCTGTTCCCGTTTCATATAGATAGCTATGGCTACCATCATGGTAAATCTGCAGGTCAGACCCAGCACCGAAGATGGCTTTGTCGTTGTCTGCAAACAAAATGTCATTTCCGTTGGATGCCAAGTCTCCACCAAGTTGAGGTGTGGTGTCATTTACCAAATCAGTAGAGATACCCGTAAGGGAAGAACCATCCCCTGAGAATGCGGTTGCGGTTACTGTTCCTGTTACTTCGATCCCTGTGGTGGTGGTAGCGAGTTTGGCTGAGTTATCATAATAGAGAGTTGATGCGCCGTTAGACAGCCCAACAAAGAAATTCTCACCCGTGTGCGCTTGCAGTTTTATTTCGTTGTTACCACGAATAAGTACATCGCCAAGCTCAGAAGAAAACTCTAATGCGCTTCCATTCCAGTGAATTGTAGCATCCGTACCATCTCCAAATACGACTTTTGCATTGTCACTAAATCTTAATTGGCTAGCAGACCTATCAAAAACAATATCACGGCCCGCCGTGGCTCCGTCAAAAGTTACATCATCAGTAAAAGTTGCTCCCGCAAAACTTGGGCTTGCGGTGGTAGCAACATCTTGACCAATAGAGAATTGAGTTCCTGTCAAAGTGATGCCAGTTCCAGCGGTATAGACCGCCGTTTCAGCAACAACTGTGAATGTAATCGCTGTTGTACCAAAGGTAATCGCACCAGTTTGGTTCATTACATAGAGTTCACCCGCGCCAGTATTACCTTCCTTTACAAAGAACGCATCGCCCTCACCAAGAGCATCCTTGTCAGAAGCACCATAGCTATCTGCATCCGTAGCACGGGTAAGAACCCAAGCGGTTGAGCCATCCCCAACAGTTGAAACGTAATAAATCCCATTGTGCGCTGAGTTTGTTTGATTATAGACCAACACACGATCATTGAGGCTTAGAGAAACCCCATCAATGCTTATAGCCGCATTGGTCCCTGCATTTGTAAGAGTAGCACCCACACCAGATGAACCGTTGTTGTATGTAGCATTGAGATTGCTTGGTGCTTCAACCCTAACTGGATCATGGTAATGAATACCCGCCGCAGCAATTGTATCCACATATTCTTTCGTCGCAGCGTGTAGACTAGAAGTAGGATCAGCATTGAGGGTCAGAGTACCCGTCATTGTCCCGCCGCTGAGATTTAACTTACTGTTCAGAGATGTTTGCAATCCATCGACATTTGAAATGACGTGGTTATGGCTATCATCCGCAACAGTCACGCTGATAGATGTGGTCCCAGACCCGCTTACATCTCCGCTCAGTGTGATTGTTTGGTTCCCAGTAAGCGCCCCTGCCTCTGCAAGAGTATTGTTTACCCACGCGGTTCCATTCCATTTTAGGATTTCACCCGAACTATTCGATGTAATAGTTACATTGGAAAGGCTATCCAGAGTGTGGTTATGGCCTGAAGCAGCAAACGCACTTGCTTGATTACCATCAAGAAGGTCTGCATCTAACCCTGAGCCATCGCCATCAACTGTTTTAATGGCAGTCAATATCTCACTGGCTGTTTGATCCGCTGTAGCGTTTGTCTCAACCCCATCAAGCTTCGTTTTGTCAGATGCGGACATGAAGCCATCTGCGCTTGTAGTCGCATTAGTGTGGTCATGGCTATCGTCTGCAACCGTTGCAGTGATGCTGACATTAGCGGAACCGTCAAATGTGGTGCTGCCACTAACATCACCCGTTAGGCTAATTGTGCGCCCTGTCTCAAGGGCAGAGGCGGTATCTGCATTTCCAGTAACATCCCCTGTTAAATTACCAGTAACATTACCAGTAAAGGTCGCATCTGTTCCATCAGTACCACTGTCCAATACAGATGTTCCATTAGTTGCCTTAACATCCCCCGTTAAGTTACCCGTTACATTGCCCGTAACATTAGTTGTAAATCCGCTACTGGTTACTGTCGCAACATCTGTCCCACCAACTTGGAACTTTAAGGAACCTGTGCCACGCTCATTAATTATAGTGTTCGTTCCGTTATGAACGATTTCAAGATCATTATCAGTACCGATTGAAAGCTTTGAGTTGTCAGTCAACCCAAGATCGCCCGTCATTGTATCGCCATCTAACTGGACGAAATCATCAGCCGCAGAGGTAATAAATACATAGGCTGTTCCTGACAGGCTTATTGCGCTATCAGCATTATTGCTTTCCAAAACTGTTCTGGAAAGTGAAGTACCCGAACTTGTGTATGTGCCAGTGCCAATTTCCCAGTTGTCGCCATCCTCAATGACGTAACGGACCTCATCTCCGTTTACGACCCCTGCTTCTTCAAATGTTTGATAACCCGCTACGGCTGACCCTAAGGTAATTGTCGATGTGCCTGTAGTCGCTGTGGACATTTTGGCTCTATTCACGAACACTTTTTTCGCCATAGCGAGTTCTCCTATTTTAAATTACTAGCAAATTATGCTGGATCAGGGATACCAATATCAAATGTTGCTAGAGTAAAGGTGTTGCCAGAGGTAACTGCCTGTGACGCTGTAAGCGTTCCCGTTGCCAAGAGGCGTGAGTTGCTTGTGTCAGAAATCGCATAATGTGTGGCTGTTCCAGTAGCACTGATTGATCCATCAGTAATAGCCGCCACCGTCACTTTGCGCCCCCCGCCCGTTCTGTCGCTTGGTGCAGCAATAGAAAGAGAAGTTGAATTTCCAAGAGTGTAAGTGGAAGTAGCTTCTGTGTAAGTAGTGGCTTCTTGAGAAGTTACGTCGATGCGAGAGGCTTCAGTGTCCAGAACCGATAGGCCACTATCAAAGACGCGATCATTTAAGGTTGCCATTTTCGGCCCTCCGTTGATTGTTGCATATGCACCATGAACTTAGCACAAACAATGACCACACTCAACGATTAGAGCCTTGTCTATTTTTTTACTTTCGGGGGGCGTCCGCGCTTTTTCTTTGGCGGCGTGGGTTCTTCCCATGCTTCATTCACATCAGGAGTGCTAGGGTCATCAGCCCTCAATTTACCTTTTGCATCTCTAGCACGTTTTCTCTTTGTCTCTGTAGGGCCAGCATTTCCACCAATTTCATGGGCAACGCCCCTTTTCACAAAGCCGCTCAAAGTCCGAACTTCCCAATCCTCTGAGCCAAAATATTCTTTCCCCGCTTCGTAGGCCATTGTAGCTGCACCATCTGCGCGACAAATACCTTTTGTTGTCTTCAACATCATGATTTTCATTCGGGTTCTCCCATAAAGTAAGGGGGGCAAGTTGCCCCCCAAACCAATTCGTTATCTTATGAAGATGGATGTGTAAGAACACGCATCGCTTCAGCAAGAACAACTTCACCACCAACACGGCGACGAGCGATATAACGCACATTGCCTGAAGATGCTTGGCTGTATGGGTCACGCAGAACAGACAAAGAAATGCGGTCAACAATCATGTACCCTCTGCGGAAATCTCCGTAGATGACTGATTTTGCGTCCGCAGCAATATCTGCAACATCTGGCGCTTCAACATATGGAGAACCAAGAATTGAGTTTGGAACACCCGCTTGACCTGAGAAACCAGTCTGGAAGATATACTGACCCGCAGTATCTTTCAGCTTGCGAATTTCACCCAATGTTTGACGGTTGAACATAAATGTCGCACCAGACATGTAGGGTGTTTTGATGTCATGCATCAAGTTGATCAAGTCATCCGTTGCAAGAGCCGCAGCCGCAGCCGCCGCTGTTGAGCCAACTGTTGAACCGTTTGTGATACCTGTAGGCTTGTTCGTGCCGTTACCACTGATGAACGCCGCGCCTTCCGCTTTTGCGAATTGCTCTGCGAACTCAAGGTTCATTTCGGCTTCCATATCGAAGGCACTATCTTCCAACAATTGAGAACTGATGTCCACAAGAGCATAAAGTTCATGTGTTGGGATAGTGTTCAAAGACGTGGTGTAACCAGTTGTCTCTGTGCGCGTTCCACCTTCCGCAGTCCATGCCGCAGCAAAGTTTGCAGTTTTCTGTGGAACTTCAATCTCTTTGTTTGAGGTTTGACGAACACGCGCAACTGAACGAACAGGGGAGAACTCTTCAATGATCTTGATGATTTCTTCCACATATTCCGCAGGGGCAAGGTTACCCGCAGTTGCCGCAGTGCCAACTGTGAGGGCTTTTTGCTCCATTTCGTCCAAGCCTTGATCGCCTTTACGCAACCACTTGTCCCAAGCCTTGACCGCAAAGTCTACGTCATCATGCTTAACCTGCGCTGTTGGGCGCTTGAGCATGGTTTCGATGCTTGCAAGTGCTTCTGACATTTGCTGTGATTTTGCTTCCGCAGCAACCAACTTCTGGTTGACTGTCTCAAAGCGGTCAAGATCAGCTTCAATCTTAGCAAGCTTTTCTTCGGTTACTGGGTCTGATGAACCCTTCTTTTCAATTTCCGCTAGACGCGCATCGTTGACAGATTTGAACTCTTCAAATGCTGTCGCCATTGCGTCAACGGCAACTTTTACTTGATCTTCCATATCGATCACTCCGTTGATTAGGATTTAAGGATGTTTGTGAAGCGCGAAAGCGCATCAAGGACTTCAGGCGTTTCCTCTTTCACAGCATCCCGCTGTTCCAGTGCCTTGGCGACTGCGGACGCAGCGGCCTTTGCTTCGTTGCGCGATAGGCTACCTGCATCCCGCAGAAGTTCTTCCCATTCACGCACCGTGCGATCCGCACCTTTAACCGCTTGAACCCTTGCGCGGGGGTTCATTGGAAAAGTAACTGCGGAAATCTCCATGAGATCAACTGACTTGAGATAGCGCCTTTTGCCCTTCTCATCATAGTCAACCCCTTTAGGGTCTACGCGATAACCTATTGAAAGGCCATCAAGCGCCCCCATTTTCATCAACTCATAAACTTCGCGGCCTCTTTGGGTTCCCATTGCCAATCTGCCTTTGACCTTTAAGCCCCTGCGATCTTCAATGATCTCATCGAAAACACCGATAGGCTCATCCTGTCTATGCTGATAGAGCATCTTAACCGCTTTCGCGCCCTTTTTGCCTATCGACTTAGCAAAGGCTCCCTCAACCACAATATCATTCCCCAAATCTTTGTTCCCAAAGATTGAGCCGTAACCTGAGAAAACACCTTTTTCCTCTTCGTCTTGGTGGGCTTTATATTCGAATTGAACATCAAGAGTGCCATCTTCCAACTTGGTTTCTTGATCCTCAATGATTTCTTGTGGTTCGATTTGATCTTCAGTCATTTTTTCGCCCTCGAATTGGCTGATACAAACCGCGACCCTTTGGCCTTGGTTTGGAAACTCACTTATCAACTTGTCATCGCCTACACAGCGACCAACAAAGTCATCTCTGCTTTCGCCTAATCTTGGCTTTGGCAATGGCATATATAAACCTCAATGGTTATGCTTACCGATAACTTACCATATAACATGTAATCGGGTCAAAGGCTAGTATCACGGGCGCACAGTGCTTGTGCCTTCCATGTATCGACGTTCTAAAATACTTTCCACAACGTCACGAAAGAATATTTCCTCACCCGCCAAATCTTGCATAAGAGATTGGATTTCCTCATAGTTCCGCTTGTTAAGTTTTGGCAGATCAAGAATTTCTTCTATTCGCTCAGATTGTGCGCTCAACTGCTATCTCCCTAATAAACTCCATAAACTCAGGTCTTACCTTGTCCATTCTGCCTATAGCAAAAAGGCTAAACTGTTCCGCGAAAAATTCTTTTTCGTCTTGCTCAGAGTAGGTTGTGGGTAAAAGTTTTTTGCGTTTTTTGCGTAACCTAAAGTTCTTTTGGAAAAACTGTTTTAGTTCCCGCTCAGTTGGTACGTCAAAAACATAACCACCATCAGTTATGCGAGTTTTGTGATACTGATGAATGTGATGTCCAAATTCATGATACATCGTTGATCGCATATGATCTATTCCCGCATAAGAATATTGCTCTGCGGTAAATGGCTTGAGTGCATCTTCGCCCTCTGTCCATTCGCTAAGAACCCAATTTTTATTGCGCCTCATAATCCGCTGTTGAACATTTCGCCTACTCGTTAAGGTATTTGTTTGCTCGTTGATAGGTTCAATTTGTGCGCGGTATTCCTCGCGGCTAATTTCATCATTGAAATATGCACGGCGTATTACGGCCCTTTCCTGTTCAAGTTCGTCGATCTGTTTTTTAAACTCCACATCCTTCGCAGCCGCATCATCAAATTCTTTTTTCGCAACTAATCTATCAACATCATCTCTCATATCTTCGGCATATCTGTTGAAGTAGGCGGGGTTCAAATTCATAACGCCATCACCCTGAGAGGCTATGGCTTTCATCGACTGAACCTGATAACCGCGCATCCTTGGTATTCTTAGAAAGTCCGAAAGATAATTGAGTTCGTCGGTTATTACTGCAACCATAGCAAGCGCATCATCGGACAAATCATCTGAATTTATAATTTTACCCCAATTCCGCTGGCTCATTCCCCTATAACGCGGTTTAACATTATACCTATCATCATTCCCAGATGCCTCTAGCACCTCGTCAAGTCGCCGTTTAGCGTCTGATCTCTTAATGTCTGGGAAATTCTCGTTAGTAACTCGCCCCTTATTTGGCCTTACAAATTGGTCTGTTACTTTAAGAGTGGCGAAAACATCGATCAAACTGTCATCTTGCTCTGGCTCTGGAATGTCTGGCA